CTCTCACGAAGATCGTCGTCATTTCCAACTATGGGCCTCCCCTTGGCCCCATGGAGAAGCTCAACCACTCTTATTGGACCCGCCCTTATGAGTACATCAAAGCATTTGAACCCGGTCTTGAGAGGAGATTTCCTTTCTCGGACACACCTGAAACCAGGCTGGTTGTGGCCAATATGAGTGGGGCTGCTTACCGAGACGGCCAGCCTTTTACCAGCTCCAGCCTCCTAGTCGATTGGGGGCTTTTTAATGCCGGCGCCGCTTTCCCGAAACAGTTAGACAAGATGCCAGACCCTGTCGGTTTCACCATGCATGAGTCCGACTTGTGGCTCGAACTAGACACCGAAGACGAAGCAGCCATCAAGAAGGCAGTTTTCACTAACAGTAGCTTCAGGCTCAAGGCCTTCCTGGCCAAACATGATCTGAATAGGGTCAACATGGCCAGCCTTGGCGCGGTTTTGAGGCGACTTTTCCACGCCCTCAGCGTTGGTGTCCCCAACCCCAAGCTCTATCTTCAAGTTAAAGACAAGCTGTACTTCTTCAATGGCAGCCACTATTACATCGGCTACGCAGGTGAAGCCTCCAGTTTCGATCCAAGCACTTCTACCTTCACTTGTGTGACAGGTACTTACCCAGTCGATGCAGACTTGGTCAACGCAGTCTCTTCAGAGATCGCCCCGGTTGATCCACACGTGGCCGACCCCTTCTTTTATCTCAGCAGAGAGAAAGTCAGGAGAACTAGAGTCTGGTTTGCCGTCCTAGCAGCCTACCCCCCTGACAGTGACACCATTTCCGCCAGGTTCACAGGTATAATTAAGAACCTTACAGACAAAGTTAAAGCACTCGCTTTTGCCGATGTCGCCTTCGGCACACTCCTCGCCCTCGTCACTGCCGTTTTGGCTTATGTCCTTTGGGACAGGTTCAAGCCCACCGAGCAGCATCTCCCCGATGGTTCTGATGAGCCCACTTTTCCTCTTCGCTGCCAGCACTGCTGGGATAATGAAAACGGAGGCCACACCTATACAGCTCGCTGTCCTGGTTCCCCGACTTATGACTTCTCCCATGCCAAAGGCAAGAACAAGGCACGTAAGAGGCAGAGCAAATACAACGGATACATAAACATAGGCGGAAAAAGATACAAGACCTACGACTTGGATGGTACCATTTACGAATCCGTCCTCCATGATGCTCGCCTCCAACTAGGCAGACGCTCAGGCTTTCTCAAGAACTTTGACTCCGTCGACCTCGACATTCGGGGAAACCAGTATCGTGCGTCTTACGAATGGACAGCAACAGGCGTCGAGATCAGCCTCGAGCACCTGGGTGACTTTTCCCACGGTGCCTCAGCCAAGAAGTGGTCAGCAAATGTTTTCCAAGTCAGCAACAACACAGCCGCTACCAGAGCCTACGGTCTTCTTGTTGAGCCTTTCCTCATGCGCCTGCCTCTACATCTTTTCCCTTCGGAGGAC